AGATTTGAAGGAGAATGAAAATGAACAGCAAGAGGAAGCACCAGCAGAGAATGATGAAAATGCTGGAGAAAATGAAGAAGGCGAGTTATCAGACGACACAAAAGCCGAAGAAAAATCAGATGAAAAAGAAGAATCAAGCGAAAAAGAAGTAAAAGAAGAACCAACTAAAAATGAAGAAAAAACTGTACAAACAACAAAAACAGTAAAATCAGAGAAAAAACAAGGCTCTGAATCGCAAAATAAGGGCGGTAAAAAAAGTTCTGCTACTAAGACTACCCCAGAAATTAAGTCTGATATAGTTATCCAAGAACTTGATTTACCTACCATAATATCATTTAATAAGGAATACTTTGCAAACACTTATAAAGATACGATAGACTTAACGACAACGGAGATAGACTTTTATGACGGACAAGACGGATTCAACAGTCAAGATTACACCCAAGCTAATTCTGCTTTTTTTAATCAGTATAGCGACACCAACAGCGAGTGGGATTTGGTGGCTAAGCCAAGTGTCATCAAGATTGACAGTTTTAGAAGATAATGTTGCAAGTATTCCATCTGGAGATAATTCAGCAATCGTTGAAAGAATTACTGCTGTGGAAATAAACGCAACTAACAACAAAACATCTATTGATAAAATTGACGCAGATATAGATAAGATTGTTGAGCATGTAGACAAGTCGTTTAAGGCAGTAACAGATTCTATGAACTCTAATCCACTTTCTTTAGGTAACTAATATGACATCTGCTGAAAAAGAATGTTTGTTAAGGTTGGAACAAAAACTAGATCATGTATCAAAGAATGTTGAAAATAATTCCAAAGAAATGATTTCTATAAAAAAAGAAGTATCAGATTTAAAAGCGACAGTTAATATGGGGAAGGGTGCAGTCAAAGCATTAATATGGATAGGATCAATTATAACAGCCATTATTACTGCTTTTAAGATAGGAGAAAATGTATGATTGGAATGATTGTTGGTGGACTTACAAAAGCAGTTGGTGGTTATTTTGAAAATAAAAGTTTGGAATCTCAAGCTAAATCTAATTTAAAGAAAGCAGAGATTGAAGCAAAGACTTCTGTTGCTAAAGCAGTTGCAGAGGGAAAAGTTGATTTGCAAAAACTAAATGCTGAATGGGAGAATAAGGCAGTATCTCAAATGGATTCCAGTTTTAAAGATGAACTGGCTTTGTGTATTTTACTTCTTCCAGCCTTGCTAGTTTTTTTTGAGCCATTTCAAGATGATGTCAAAAAAGGATTTGAAATCTTAGGTACACTTCCAGAGTATTATCAGCATTTATTATATATTGCGATTGCTGGATCATTTGGTATAAAAGGTGCGAATCAATTTATTAAGAGGAAAAAATAATGCTAGATAAACTAAAGCATGGGTACGAAAAGATAAAAGATGTAATAGAGGATATTTCTTATAACATACCAAATGGAATGTGGTTTATAATTAAATCTTCTGTAATAACTATTATCTGGATTACTATTATCTGCTAACTGCAAAAGCAAATAAAAAAATCAAGAGAGCTAATAATAATATTTGTTCCATTTATATAACTGCAAAATATTCTTTTGCATTTTGTATTTTATCATTAAATGCTTGTCGTAATTTTCTACAAAGTTTTTTAGATTCAGCAAAATAATCACAACCATAATATTCTAATTCGCTTGGGTCATCTAAAATTTCTCGGTGTTCATTTTCAAAACTCATTCCTTGATAATGGTCAAGCCAATAATCGTACCAATGCAACTCGTCATATTCTATTTCTATCCAAGCCCAATCTTTTTTATTGGACTTGTCAAAAATAGCTTGATGAAGTTTTTTACCAATAGAATCTAAGATTTTCTTACCACCAAAATCTTTTCCATATTCAGGATCGTCCTCAATTTCACCCCAGCCTATCTCTGCCCAATGTAACATTCCTCTTTCTAAAAAATATCTATCTACTTTAAATTTGCTCATTGTATCTCCTAGTAAGTGGGAGCATTTCTGCTCCCTGTTAATTTATCTATCATTACCTACTTCATTTTGTGAATAATCAAAAAGACACTTTACATACCATTGTTCTGCTCCAAAGTGTTTATAGACTTCATAATGATTCATTCCCTCTGCAATACAATGTTCTATATCTACTTCAACCCATTCGTTTTCGTCTGCGTGTTTGGTCAATAAAACATTTCCTTCAAACATATAATGACAATCGTGTGGCTCGTATTTTAGTATTTTTTCTTCAAATTTCATTTTCTTGCTCCTATTTAAGTTTTTAATCTGTCTTTTGTAATCTGTAATTTCTATTTTGAGTTCGTGAATTTCAACACCATATCTTTTAAATATTGGGTGGGTTATGTTGAATTTTGTATACAATTTCAAAGTATCTTTATAAAATGAAAGCGAAAGTAAACACCACTCATATTCATCTTGCTCATTTTTAAAATAAAGATTTGCAAATCTTTGCATTTCAGTTCCAATCCATTCTGGGAAATCATAAAAACTAGCTCTGTTTTGATAGCTACTTGAAATACTATCCATTAAGCCTAAAATTACTTTTGTAGATTTTTTATCCCAAACTTTATAACTTTCTTTGCTAATCATTTCCTATATCCTATTTAAGTTTTTATCTATAAGTTATTATCAACCTATAAAAATATTATATAAAATAATGGTATATATGTCAATTATATATAGTAAAAATATACAGCTATAAGTGATTGATTTATATATAAAATATAAATTATTTTAATTTATTTTAAATTTATTTTTAAATTATTCTTGTTTTTCTAAGGGTTTGATAGTATTTAGTAAGCCAATACTTTGATTAAGATTGCTCAAGATAATAAAATAATTGGATAATTTTTTAATATCTGGATCAGATTCATTCATCAAATCATTAATAATTTTCAAAGTAGAATTTATCTCTTGTTGGATTCTTTCTTTGCACTTGTCATATGTAACTTGGTCTTTAATTGTTGTCATATTATCTCCAGCTCTCATTTCCGAATACCCAAGCAACTACACATTTGCGTATGCCTTTAGTTACTGGTGTAACCCTGTGATTTAAAAAACTTGTGAATGAAACTAATTTGTTTGGAGTTGAATTTAGGGTATGTATTTCTCCACCATCTCCAAAGAACTGAAGATCACCACCCTCATAACCTTCATTCAATACCCAACTAATAGATATTTTTCTTAAAGAAGCAATACCAGAGCCAATGTCAGAGTGCCAATCATATTTTCCGCCTTCATGGTATTCCAAATATTGAATGTCTTGTATACCAGCTAATTTATAATTAAATGTTTTATTAATATCTATTAATGCGTGGCTTATAAGTTCAGATGTAATAGAATCTTTTTGATTTAATCTCCAACAATCAACACTTCTCATATGTGATAAATTTTTATCTGTGGTTGATGTTTTAACTTCTTCTCCATATTGCATAACTTCACTTAACACAAGATCAGTAGAATTTTCTGGCATTTCAAATGGCACAATTCCATATTCTGAATCTTGGTTTTGATTGTAGATAATGTTATCTGTAAAAAATTCTTGGTTTAAATGTTTAAGTTTGCCCATTTTTTTTCCTTGTAAAAAACTCCCACCATTTCTGATGGGAGAACTTAAATGCCTTACCATTAGGAGCAAGGACTTTTAGGAAACTACAATTATTTAATATAAACATAACTAAAAAGGAATGTCATCATTAAATTCATCTTCTAGTTTTTCAATAGTTTTTTTAACTTGTGGCGGAGTTAATTTTTCTGAATTTTCATAATGATAGGATTCTCTTTTTCCATCATCTGATATTTCATGCTTAGTAAACTTTACATTCAAATATCCTTTTTCAGTTTTCCAAAGTGCCAACTGGTAACCAACACCCTCTATATTTACAAGTCCTTTATAAGACGGAGCTTTTGGATTATCCGAGTCATTCTTAAATAGATTCCCAGAGTTTACTCTTATCTCATAACCTGTTGCTGTTTTTATTGATTTATCTTCCATCTTTATTCTCCATATTAAGTTTTTTATTAGTTCGTTCTATACACTCATAATGATTTTCTCTATATAAGTTTTTATTTTCTTCAACATAAGTTTTTAAAAATTTTAAAGTTTTATGAATATCAATAGATACATTTAATATTGCATTAGCATTGTCATCAACTGTTTGTAAAAATTTATCCATCTTTTCTATCGTAACATATTCTTGATGTTGCAATTCTAAATCCCTTGCATGTGCTTCTTGTGCTTCTTGCACATTTTGATAGCTTTCGTCTTTATCCATTTTCTTTTTTCTCAATATTTGTTAAAAAATTAATTGTAAGTTCACGCATTAATGAACTTACGGTTATATTATGCTTTTGGCAAAATCCTTTCAAATATCTATGCTCTACTTCTGTAACCAAACAAGTAACCATTTTTTTTCTTTGTTTTGACGCATGTATTTTTTTTGGAATATTTTTTAATATCTCTAGTTCGTTCATTTGAAATCTCCCTTGCTGTCATCAATAGAATCTACATCTGGAGTTCCTCTTATTAACAAGATTGATTCATATAAATATCGTCTAGCATAAGTCATATGTTCACCAATTTTTTTTATTTCTCTGTTATGATAAATAGAAACTTCTGATTGAAAATATTGTCTGTTAATTGCATGAGTTATTCTCATTCTAAATTTTATTCTAGCTGATACTGTTCCCTCTAATGTTTCTTCATCATACACTTGTGTAAAATTAGAAATAAGATTATGTTTTAACAGTATTGGCTCAACAACATTTATCATATCTTCTAATTCTGTATATTTATAATTGTGATGTTTATTATGTCCATTCTGCGGTATTTCAGCTTTTTGGATTTCAAGCCTTGCATTTACAAAATCATGCAAGTGCATAGTGTTAAAATCGTCAGTATGCTCATTCTTCATCATTTCATCTATATCTGGTTTGCTCATTGTATACTCCTATTAAGTTTTTGGATTCTTTCTTCAAGTTTCTTGCTTATATATTTCTGTTCTATTTCTGGAATTGTTTTCATTAATGGATCATTAGTAAAAAGCATTATGCAATAATCAATAAATCCATGAATAGCTCTGTCATCAAATTGGTTCTTATACTCATGCCAATTTATCATCACAGATTCTTTCGTTTGAAATTTGAATGTAATGTATTTGTAAAGTGTAGAACTATTGATAATGCAAGGTCTATAATGTTGATAATCTTTCCAGATTATTTCTGCACTAACAACTTTGCCAAATGCACCCATTGAACTTACAACAGTTAATTCTCTTATCATGTCATCAATAACATTATCAAGAACAATGCCCTTTGCTACTATTCCTACACTTTTGCTCATTGTCTGCTCCATAAAATGTGGGAGCTATTTCTAGCTCCCTGTTAATTTATCTTAGACCACCTTCAATTAATATTGCGTTGCCAAATATTGTTAAACCAAAAGAATCATTCATTTTTGTATTTATTGGTAGATTGTCAATCAAGCCTTCTTCATTAACAATGACCTCAAATGTTAAATTATTGATATGCACTCTTTCTGGGTGTCTTTCAATACGACCACCTACTATTTTTTGCATTTCTTTTAGGTCTAACTGTTTATCATTTTTTCTTACTATTGTTATCATTTTATTTTCCTATTTAAGTTTTTAGTCTTAATCATTATATACATTATTAATGTATATGCAACTATTGTTTTGATTTATTTTATATATATGGTAATATTACCATACCAAAATAATGCAAAAAGGAGATATAAATGACATTCAACGATTTTTTAAAGGAAGAACAGCTTAGTATTGCGAGATTTGCTAGGAAATTAGATATATGCGAATCCACAGTTACCAAATGGAAATATAATGATGTTATTCCAAGAAAAGAAGAAATGCTAAAAATATATGAGTTTACTGATGGGAAAGTTAGCCCAAATGATTTCTATGGGATCAATCAATGAGCTTTGAAGCATTAGCTTGGGGAGTAAAAAAGACGGCAGATAGCAGTTTGTCCAAGCTGATCTTGCTTATGATTTGCAATTATGCAAATGAAAAGGGCGAAGCCTATCCCAGCCAAGAACATTTGGCAAAGTTGTGTCAATGTTCTAAAAGATCAGTAGTTAGACATATACAAGAACTTGAAAAGCAAAACTTTATATCTATACGCAAAGAAAAAAATGGTGCATATGGATTTAATGTTTATAAACTTAATATGGGGTTAGTGCCAAATATTCACTTAGCTAGTGACAGAGTGGCACACAATACTCAAGATAAACATATAACATCAAAATTTGATAAGTTCTGGGAAAAAGTGCCGAGAAAGATTGCAAAAAAGAAATGTCAGAAGATATATAATAACTTGGTAAAGTCTAAAGAAGTCAGCGAAGATAGATTGATTAGTGCTATGGAAAGATATGCTGAAAGTGTAAAGAATACTGAAACAGCTTTTATTGTGCATGGTGCGACTTGGCTTAATCAAGGTAGGTGGGAAGATAAGATAGAGGTTAAAGTAAAAAATAAGAATTGGTTAGCTGGATAAAACTAAAATAATTGGAGCAGACAATGAGCAAAAACTTAGATGGCATTTATACTTGCCGAGATATATATAAAGATATTAAAGATTTGTATGAAGGCAAAACACAAAAACAATATGAAACAGGCTTTGATAATCTTGATCCCTTACTAAAAATTATTAAGCCTTCTTTTATGCTGATTACTGGTACACCGAACTCTGGGAAATCTAGCTTTACTTTGGACTTAGCTCAACAGTTGGCAAGACTACATGATTTTAAGTTCTGTATTTATTCTCCAGAAAGTTCATTAAGCCGAAATGTTGCAAGGTTGGTAGAAAAATATTGTGAAAAACCATTTGATAAAATGTTCAGTAATAGAATAACTGAAGAAGAATTAAATCACGCATTGGCTTTTAT